CATTGGAGTGGCAAAACCGTGGGCTTAATCTCTTCACTATTGAATCTAATACTCTATCCATTACGGCAGGTACTGCGACTTATACGCTACCTTCGGACACGATTGACATCCTCGAACACCAAATCCGAACAGGTACAGGTACAAATCAAACCGATACCACCATCCAAAGGGTCAGTGTCGCAACCTACGCCCAACAAACCAACAAAGAAACGCAAGGTAGGCCGACCCAGATCTACGTCCAAAGGCTCCCAACGGAAACAAAAATAACTTTGTGGCCCGTACCAGACAGCACGACACCGTACACTTTATCCTATTTTAGACTTAAAGGTATAGACGGTCTAACTTCTGGTATAGGTTCTTCAGTTACATCTGTACCACCACGTTTTGTACCCGCCTTAGTTTCTGGACTGGCTTATTACATAGCTATGAAGAAACCGGACGTTGCTGCTAGAGCAGCAGCATTAAAGCAAGAGTATGAATTTCAATTTCAACTTGCAGCGGGTGAAGATGAGGAAACAGCGTCCATTAAGTTTGTTCCTTTTGACACGTTTATGGGTGGCTAATGAGTTACGCAAAAGCTAAATATGCCTTCGGTTTCTGTGACAGGACAGGGTTTAGATACCCTTTAAAAGATCTTGTTCCTGAATATAACAATGGTGTTAAGACAGGATTTCTTGTTGGGAGAGATGTTGTTGATCCCGACCAACCACAAAACTTTCTTGGTAGGTTAAAAATAAACGACCCTCAGTCCTTGCGTAATCCAAGACCTGACACTGCTCTAGTAGAGAGTCGAGCGTTATTTGGGTTTAATCCTGTAGGTAATGACGCAGTATTTATGACCGCGTCTGTCGGAAGAGTCACAGTTTCAACTGCTGACACAGGAAATGAAATAGTTAATGCCACTGGGGTAAGCACAACTTCTGGGGTCGGCTCTGTTACGGTGAGCACACCAGTATCAAATGTATCTGTATCTCTTACAGGTGTAGCGGTAACTTCTGCTGTAGGATCGCCTACCATAAGCACAAACGTTACTACACTTACTGTAACTGTTGCTAACTCCGGTTCTGGGAACAAATACTATATTAATGGAGTTCAGCAAGACACTCTTAGCCTTTCCGAAGGTCAAACATATCGATTTGATCAATCAGATAATACCAATTCTGGTCATCCGCTACGCCTCTCAACTACTTCAGATGGCACTCATAGCGGGGGTTCAGAGTATACAACGGGTGTAACTACAGACGGATCTGCTGGCAATTCAGGAGCATACACACAAATCACGGTGGCGGTAAGCGCCCCAACGTTGTATTATTACTGCACGAACCACTCAGGGATGGGCGGTCAAATTAACACAACATAGGAGACTAAAATGGTTATGAAGAAAAAAGGTTACAAAAAAGGCGGTGCCGTTAAAAAAATGGTTGGCGGCAAAATGAAAAAACCTGTTGCTATGAAAAAAGGCAGCAAAATAAAAAAGAAAACAATGGCTAAAGGCGGCGCTGTTAAAAAGATGGGCGGCGGTAGAATGATGAAGAAAAAAACAATGGCTAAAGGTGGTAAAACACGTAGATAATGCCTTACTTACAAAGCAATATACCACACTTTAAATGTTGGGTTCGTCGTGAATACACTCACAATCATGAGCAGTACCACGGCGAATTTCTTCATGCTATGGCAATAGCCGTAACAACTATGCCAAATAGATGTTTAAGCTTCCAAATCATTTTTACAGGTTGCGAAGCTGATGATGAGGGCAATGAAAACGTACATGGAGGTGCAATGTGGGCTAGAATGCCTATAACTGCGTTGGTTGCAGATGAACCGCTTGAAGAGTGGCCTGAACCTATGGAAGTGCACGATGCACAACCTTGGGACTGTTCATCCCATACACACGCTGTGTATGTTCTTGACAGAGCTACACCATGCCCTTGGTTAGCCAAAATAAACGGCGAAATGTTCCCTGCAAAATATTTGTTTACTGTTGACTACGCAGAGAACGAAATAGCCGACGATCCTGCACAACATAAACAAAGTCATGTTATGCAGCTATTAGATGCAGGTGAGTGGACAGGTAACGTCGTTGCACTTCCTAATAACCGCGTTCGAGTAACACATCCCGCTTGGTTTGAAACTGGACAAGGTGCACCAGATTTTAAACCTTCACAACATATACACTATTCAAAAAGTGATTTAGACTATACACTGGATGTGAATAGAGTATTTGATAACCTTTACAACGAGGATTAGTAACTATGGATAAAAAGAATCTTAAAGCAGTCCCAGAGGACAAAAAGAAAAGTCTTGGTAAGCTGCCTACAGAAGTTCGTAATAGAATAGGATTTCAGGCTAGTGGTGGTAAAGTTAGCAAGATGGGCATGGGCGGCAAATGTCGTGGCATGGGCGCAGCAACCCGTGGTGGCGCGTTTACTAGAAATGGATAAGTAGATGAATTACGCTGAGTTACTACAGCTTATACAGGATTATACGGAGAACGATGAAACATCTTTCGTGACCAATATCCCTACGTTTGTTCGACAGACAGAAGAGCTGGTGCATCGTACAGTAATGATTCCAGAGCTTCGCAAGAACGTGACAGCTAATGTAGATAATGCACACCCTTATATGGCTAGACCCTCAGACTTCTTGGCACCGTTTTCATTTGCCGTGATAGATAGTAGTAACAACTACACATTCTTGATTGAAAAGGATGTAAATTTTATTAGAGAAGCATATCCAGATCAGACATCTACGGGTACACCTAAATATTATTCTGAGTTTGACGGCGACTTTACATCAACAGGGTCTCCGGGTAACTTTATTTTAGGGCCAACACCTAATTCTGATTATCTAGTTCAATTGCACTATTACTACGATCCGCCTTCAATCGTAACATCTAGCACTTCTTGGCTTGGAGACAGCGCTGAAGAAGTGTTGCTGTATGGCAGTTTGGTGAATGCATATGTTTACATGAAGGGTGAGGCTGATGTCCTTGCCATGTACAAAGAAAGATATGATAACGCCTTACGCCGTTTGATAGTATTAGGAGAAGGCAGATTGAAGCGTGATAGCTATCGTGATGGCGAACCAAGGTTAGATATGTAATGTTTAAGATTGATTTAAATGTACCGCGTGATGAACAAGTTGTGTTAGTTAACACGACAGAGAAACGTGGATTATCCCCAGAAGAACTTTCTGAACAATGCGTTCAGAAAATAGTGTCGGTTTCTGATCAGGCTCCCCCTGCTATTAGAGATCAGGCTCGTGCTTTCTCTAAGCACGTTGAAACGCTTGTTGCGTATTATATGCGACAGGCTATTCGCAGTGACCGTACAACAGTGTGTAATGCACTAATTGATGCGGGGCATCCCCAACTGGCTGAACTCATAAGGAGACTTTAACATGGCCTTTTCAGGAAACTTTATGTGTACATCATTCAAAAAAGAATTGATGACCGCAACACATAACTTTACCAATTCAAGTGGTAACACTTTTAAACTTGGTTTATATACTAACAGCGCTTCATTTAATGCAGCGACTACAGCGTACACTTCATCTAACGAAGTAAGTAATTCTGGATCGTATTCAGCAGGTGGTGGTGCTTTGACAAATGTTACGCCAACGTCTTCTGGCACAACAGGATTTACAGACTTTGCAGATATTACATTTACATCTGCAACAATCACTGCTCGTGGTGCGTTGATCTATAATGACTCAGCATCAGGTGATCCGTCTGTAGTTGTTCTGGACTTTGGTGCAGATAAGACATCTACATCTGGTGATTTCCAAGTTGTATTCCCAACGGCTGACGCGAGTAACGCTATTATCCGTATCGCCTAAACTCTTACTAGGAGTGACGGCCTATGGCGGATGCCAGAGTAATATTTACGGGTTGGGGCCGAAGTAGCTGGAATAGCGGTACTTGGAGTAATCCAGCCGTTACCCTTCCTTCGGCTGCTGGTCAAGTAGGCACTGTCACGGTTGTTGGCAATGCCCCGAATATTGCTGTCACTGGTCTTGGCGCAGTCACTGGTGTTAGCAATGTTTCTGTTGAGGGAGCAGCTACTGTTCCAAGTACAGGCATTGCTGCTACGGGTGGCGTTGGCGATGTAAGTATTCTTACTGGCGCAGTTGTTTCACCCACGGGTGTTGAAGGCACGACAGCTATTGGCTCTGTTGTTGCGTCTATCCCCGGAGAGGTTGCGGTTCTTGGTTTATCTGCAACTTCAACAGTTGGTTCTGTAACAACTACAGGAACAAGTCTTGTTTCTCCAACGGGTATTTCTGCTACGGCATCTGTCGGTGGCTTGCCGACACAGCCCATTGGAGTTTCTGCTACAGGCAGTGTAGGTGTTGTTTCAGTTAATGGGGCAATGATTGCGCTTGCTACAGGAGTTCAAGGCACAACTGGAGTAGGTACTCCAAGTATTAGTGGTGATGCTCCAAACATTCCAACTACAGGGTTAGGCTCAACAGCAAGCGTTGGCTCTGTTACTGTCGCTGTCGGTACTGGTGTAGGGATCAATGTTACTGGTGTTTCTAGTACGTCTGCTGTCGATTCGGTTACTGCCACAGGTGGAGTAGATGCCGCTGTTACAGGGCTTGCGGCAACAAGTGCTTTAAATGGAGTCACTGCTACGGGCTTGGCAAGCGTTCCAGTTACAGGTCTACAAGCCACAGGCATTGTAAACGGCTTACCACAAAATGTTTCTGTTTTCTTAACTGCGGCTGACGCATCTGGTTGGGGCAGAGCAACTTGGGGTGATGGGGCTTGGAGCCAGCCTGTAGCTACAGATATAGGGATGACAGCAAGCGTTGGTTCTGTTAGTGTCTCCCTAGTAAAAAGAGTGCCTGTTACAGGCTTAGAGGTGACAACGGGAATTGGTTCTGTTAGTGTAGCCACAGGCACAGGTATAGATGTTCCTGTAACAGGGGTATCCGCATCTGGACTAATTGGGCCAAGAGGAGTAACAGTTTGGGGTAGAATAGTTCCAAGTGAAACAGCAACATGGACAAGGATTGCACCAAACACAACAACAGAGTATAGTGAAATTAGACCTTAACGGAGATTAATGTTTCATGGCTAGTACGTATACAACAAATACAGGTATTGAACTGATTGCCAATGGCGAACAGTCTGGCACATGGGGCAATACCACAAATACAAATCTACAAATAATAGATCGTTTGACGAATGGTGTTGGTTCTATAACTCTTTCGGGAACGACGCACACACTTACTACTACCGATGGATCTCTTTCTGATGGTCAGTACAGAGTTTTATTATTGGCAGGGTCTCCTTCAGGCACAAATACAATTACTGTAACGCCAAACGATCAGACTAAACTATTTTTTGTTAAAAATAATTCAGGACAAAGCGCGGTTTTTTCACAAGGTTCTGGTGCAAATGTCACAATACCTAATGGTGAAAGTGCTATTATATATTGCGATGGCGCGGGATCAGGCGCAGCGGTGGTTAACATATCCGCAACTTTTGATCTTACCACTTTTTTGGTAGCGTCTAATAACTTATCCGATGTAGGAAATGCAGCAACAGCTAGAGGAAATTTAGCTGCGGCTCCTCTTGCAAGCCCTACTTTTACAGGTACAGTCACGATTGGTGGAGTTACTTACCCTACATCAGACGGTTCTAACGGGCAAGCGTTGGTGACTAACGGAAGCGGAGCTATATCTTTTGGTTCTGCTGGTATATCAACTGGTAAGGCAATTGCTATGGCAATGGTGTTTGGGTAGTAAAGGAGTTCTAAATGGCAAATCCAAATGTTGTATCGGTCTCGAGTATTTATGGCAATACAGCCATGGATGCGGACGTGGCTGCAAGTGCGGTTAGTTTATTAACGGCTGCATCAAACAAATTATTAAAAGTAAATTCTTTAGTTATAGCCAATATCGATGGTACTAATTCGGCAGACATCTCTGTTTGGATTACACGTTCTGGTGCAGATTACTACATAGCTAAAACTATTTCAGTAGCTGCTGATAGTTCGCTTGTACCCATAGATAAAAACACTGGGTTGTACCTAGTAGAAGGTGACATACTCAAGATACAAGCAAGTGCAGCAGGGGATTTATCTGCTGTTTGTTCTTATGAAGAGATTGATGACGCTTAATAGAAAGTAGTTTGATGAAATCTTTTGGTAATATTGCGAAGGATGGTCAGGTCAGGGCAGTAGCTTCTGG